TGCTTGTATCTACCGCCTACTGGCATGGCTTGCCGTCCTCCTTGAAGCAGTCCCAACCATGGCGCTTCATTTCGTGAATGATTTCATCTTCGCTACAGGTGCTGGCAAGATACATCCGCCTCGCCTCATCGCGTTCCTTGCGCAGCCGTTCGATCTCGTCGGCGGCTTCTGTGATGGCAACGGCAAGAACCACGGCTTTCTGCTTCTCTACGCCTTCAGCCCACAAGCGCAGACGCGGCACGATGTCATCAGGGTCGGTCATCGCTTTCCCTTTGTGAACTTGGCGACCCGGTTCAAGTCGAACACGCCGGGGTTGTCGATGGCGTACCCGTCCTTCGCGTGGATGAGCCGCACTCCGTAACGGGTCCGTGCGCGGACCAGCATCATGCTCACGGCCCGCGTGGTGATTCCGTAGCGAGCCGCAAGTGCCTTGCGCGTCCACCTCTTTCCGGCGTTGATCTGCGCAAGCAGCGCGAGCGTCCGGTGCGTGTCGTTTTCGGTTGTCTCCATCATCGGAAGTCCTCCGTGGTATCCGCGATGAAGCGGCCCCGTGCGTTCTCCTCAAGGCTGCGCACAAACACACGCATGGCCGTGAGCAGCACGCGGTTGTTGCTCACCTTGGGGGTCATGCCGACGTTGCGCTGCATCTCCTCGCGGACGATTTCCTTCGCCCGCTGCATGAGCGTGCGGACCTCGTCGGCCTCCGCGTGGTCCGTGAACTGGAAGCCGATCTGCTTCGTGCTTTTCGGTGTAGGCACCGTTGTCTCCTCACCCCGCTCCCGGCGGGTACGGTCGGCGCGACCTGCGCCTCGGTCAATGGTAACGCCCCGCTACGGCGGGGTCAAGGGATGAATCGGAAATCCGTCACGGGAATCTCGTACATCGCTTCGATGTCGGCGGGGTCGTTGCGGTCGCGCCTGCCGCCCGTGATCGTCGGCCAATGGTTCCGGCGGCGATTCTCCACGCGCAGCCAGCCCGTCCGGTCGCGCCACGCGACGAGCAGCCCGCCCATGCAGCCATGCTCCCGGCACGCCTGCGCGAGCGCGATGACCTTCGCTCGGCTGATGATGTAGGTGGGGTAGTGGTCGTGTTCATGGCGGCGGCACTTCACCTCCACAAGCCCCGCCACCGTCCCGTCCGCACGCAGCACCTCAAAGTCGTACTCGGCAAGGCGTGCGGTTTCGACCGCTCGCAGCCCGGTGGCCTGCTCAAGCACGGCGACGGCCTCGCGCTGGCGGCGGCGGTCCTCGTCCCGTTCGTAGATCGGCCTCATGCCACCTGCTCCTTCAGCCCCAACCGATGCCGCATGACCGCGTCCGCGTTGCGGACCCCCTCCCAATCCGCCAGCAGGGTCTTGCGCAGGAACTCGTAGGGGTTGATCCCGCGTTCGCCCCACTCGGTCAAGGCGCGGTTCCACGCGGCCACGATCAGGTCCGGGCCGACCCCCTTCTCGCGCAGCCCCTTGATGTACCCCCGCTGCTGCGCGGCGACGGCTTCCGGCGACAGGATGCGATTCCCCGGCCACCGTGTTATGCGCCCCATCTCATGCGGGGTCGGGTCGCGCAGCACGACATCGCCGGAAATGCCTTTAGGCGCGTCGGAAGGGGTCGGTTGCGGCGTGGACCCGTCCGAACGCTTCGGACGCGCCTGCGTCGATCCCTGCCCCCTTGCCGGGGAAACGGCTGTGGGCTTGGACCCTTGCTTTGCAGAAATCCCCTCCCCTCCCCCTGCACCCCCACCCGTAGGGTGGGGGGTTGTAGGTGTAGGTGTAGTTGTAGCAGCCAATGCGGTCGCATTGGGTACCCCATTGGGGTTGCCATTGGGGTTGCCATTAGGGTCGCTATGGCCACCCCATCGCCGCGCCGCCCCGCGCCGTCCCGCGTCGGCGGCAGTTTCAATTCGCGCTATCGACTTTTCGCGCTCCCGTTCCATGCGCGGATGCACCAGCCCGTTGGGGCCAAGGTGGAAGCGCGCCCGCAGGACGGTCCAATCCTCGTCCGTCAGGTCGCATCGGGTGATCCGGCTGCACACTTCCCGGCTGTCCGGGATGCTGCCGTTCGTCCATGCGTAAAGCAGCAGTTGGGTGAACGCCCATCCCTGCTGCGGCGTGAACATCGCTGTGCTGGTCAGGAAGTCCGTTGGGTACATCGGGAACCATTGAGGCTGTGCCATACAGGGTCCAATCGCCGGGAGGGGCGGGGGAGCGGGTGCAAAGCGACCCCGCCCCGTCCACGGCTTTCAAGATGGTGAGCAGTTGCACCCGCTCATCCCGCGAGCGCGGGACACCCCCATCATACCTCCTTCCCGGCGGGTGTCAAGGGCGGGCAGCAGCGGGCGCGTTCCGCGTTCCGCCCTGCCCCGGCGGGAGGTTCCATCGTTACCCCATCGGTGATATCGGCAGGGGTCGTACCTCGCGGCCTTGTGCCCTGCCCCGAGTGGGATTCGCGTGCGCGAACGGACGCTGCACCCACATCTCCGCACTCAAAGCATAGCAAAGTGGAAGTTTATCTTCCACTTTCTTGAACCCGTTTGCGTGTCGATTCAATCGACAAGTCCGCATAAGCGGTTCAAATCCGCCACAGTTGTGAACAAGTGTTGCCCTTGCCTGCCGCCCGTATACGTTTCTTCACGCAACGAGCGTTTCGTAAGCGGAAAGGAGAATCCGTAAGAGTTTCTTACGGGGTGCGCCTGTAGCGCAAACGCCACAGCAGGCGGGACAGGTCGTTGGCCGTCGCATGCACAGCCGATTCGTCTAGTAAGGGCAACGAGGCGTGCAGGGCTTCGTGGATGATGGTGTCCAACTGGTCGGCCTCACCCTGCCACGTTCCAATTCGGATGACCCGGCCCTCGGCCTTGCCGGGATCGACCATGTCCCCGTAGTCCTTCATGTTGGCCGCGAACCGCAGCCGCCAATACTTGCCGCCAAGCCGTACGCGCATGATCTGTCCTTCTCAAACGGCCAGTTAGTTCGCGTCGTGAATGTCCCACGCAATCCGTGGCGTGCCGCGCCGTACCCCTGTTCGACTTACCGCAGCCTCCCATCGGGTGTAAAGCCGAATCCATTTTGCCCGAACCGGGGTCGGGCCGACTCCCTTTTCAACGATCCACCCGCCCGACCCGTCGCCCCAATCTTTCTTGTAGGTGCCGCAACGGATGAAGTCTGCGTGTCGGGTCCGCACCTCGTACAAGCCGTTCCGTGTCTCTAGGTACTCCCGTGCGATGCCGACGATGTTCGACTGGTGGTTGTGCCCGACCGCGATGCAGTCCACGCCCTCCACCCATGAGAACATCCGGCGGCTGTCAAGCACGCCCATCGACATCGGGGCCGATCCGCCGCTGCCGTGGTGATATCGCATCGTCCAAGTCATCCGGCAGTTGTTCACTTGGCAACGAATCTTGACCCACCCGCCGTAACCGCCCGCGCCCATCTGACTCGCGGGGTTGTGAACCTTGATCGTTCGGACAAGGTTTGTCGTGGGGCAAGTTTCGTGATGCTTGAGCCACGCCGATTCGTGATTCCCCTGCCCAAGCACGCACCAGTTCTGCGCGTAGGGCGCGTACTGCTCCGCAGCATCGTCAATCACCTTGTCGAAGTACGCGGCGGCAAGTTGGCTGGAGCGCAACTGCGACTTGCTCTGTCGCCTGTCCGAAACCCCCTGCATCAAGTCCAGCGTGTCGCCTAGGTCGATGATGATGGCGCGACGTTCGATGGCCTCATCAAGATGTCGCATCTCCGTTTCCCGGCAATTCTTCGGGTTGTCCGTATGCGCGTCCGAGCGGACCAACACCCATTGCTCCCAATTTGACGATACCGGGTCGCAGTCGATGATGTGGATGTTCTTGCCGTGGTGCGATGCCTTGAAAGGCACAGCCGCAGACGAGGGCTTTGCCCTTTGCTTCGGTGCGGGCTTCGCGTTCCCTCGTCGCTTTGCCATCGGTCATCCCTCCGGTTTCGGATCGTCGCCGTTCTTGAACGGCACCAGTTTGTTCAGGGCTTCGCGCCTTTTCTTGCACCCGCCGCATTCCTTGATGCCGAGCGTCTTGGTGACCTTGGCTACGGCATCGCCAAGTCCTCGCATCCGCGAACCTTCGGACGGCTGATCCGTGAGCGCGACCTGCGGCGCGGTCGGCTGGCCTTCGGGCGTGGAGTTCGCTTCGGAGCGAACGGGCTGCACCTTGGCGTTCGGCAACGAAACGAGGATCAGCGGAGGATTGGAGTAATCGCCGTTCCGGGCTTCCCGGTGTTCGCACGTTCCGCATCCCGCCATGTCAAGCCCGCGAATGCAGCGCGGAACAAAATCCTGCATTTGGCAGGACTTGCAATCAACGACTTCCTTCTCGTAGTTGCCGATGCGCAGTCGGAGCGTGTTCATGTGAGCGTGATTGTGTTGGCGTTTGTCTTGCAGAAAATCTTGGGGTCGTAGTACGCCTCATCGCACAATTCGGCGCACTCTCCCACGGGAGTGATTTGGCAATACTCGCAGTCGTTGATCGCAAACTGAAGCGGGTACGTTCGGCAATCGGTGGAAGGCTGGCACAGCCCGCAGATCGAACTGTACCCGTAGATCAGCACCACCCATGTCTGCGAAACCGGGTCAAAGATTTCGATGTCGTTGTAGGGCCACACGCTGCCAGCGGACCACGCGATTTCGTCGCATTCGACGTACGCCTGCGGCGGCAGGTTGTCGCCAATGCACCCCGAAAAGGAGGTTTCGTCCTGCGACACCGGAATCATCTCATACCGCTTGCCGCAGCCGTATTCGGCCGGGGACAGGCAATTCCCGCTGATGGCCGTGTTCACCACGTTGCGGACGCTCAACACGGGTTCAAAAATCTGACACGCGCAAACGCGGTAGCGGATGCTCGTCCCCGTCAGGTAAACGCACACCTGCTGCGATGCCGGAAGAATCTCCGCGTGATCGACATTCAGCGTGTCCCCCGGCGAAAACGGCGGGCGCGGACTCAAATCGAATCCGCAGTCCACGCACGACTGCCTGTAGCCGAACCAAAAGCACTCGCCCCCGTCACCGAGAGCCGTCGCCGTGATGACGGGATTCAGTCGGGCGTTGATCCGTTGCGCGATGCCGAATGCGTTGCCGCTCAAGATGTTCAGCGTGTAATCGCAGATTTCCATGCACGGAACCGCCAGCGGTCCCGGGGGCCATTCCGTGTTGATGATGCACGGGTCTTGGTCGGTGATCTGCTTGATCGACACCAAGCCCATGTAGAAGTTCCTGACCTGCTCCTGCATCTCGGGGTCTTGCGAAGAAGGATCAAGCCCTTCGTTCTCCGCAAAGCAGTACGGGAAGCAAATCTTCATCACCTCGGCAACATGGTCCGCGCATCCGGTTTCCATTCCTGACACGACGGAATAGAAGGTGAACAGCGAATGCGACCCGGTGGGGTCTTCGATGTTGATGCACAGGTCCGGGTCTTGTTCGCAGATATCGCCTTCGATGCAGCAGTAATCAAGGGCGGCAGGACAGTCAGGGCAGACGGCAGGCGTAGATTCGACTTGCAGGTAAATCCCGGCCTGTTGGTCGGGAATCATCGACTGAATGATCTGCGTGAGGTCGGGGATGCAGATTCCGACGCGCTGTTCCGCGTCGATTCCCGTCGTTGCGTACGACTCCCTCGGGAAATCGCGGTCGCAGCAGACGCAGTCGCGCCCGGCGGGATTTGGCGAGAACGCGACTCCCCATTTCTTGTAGCACGCAGTCATGTTGCTGCGCATGGTCAGCGGGCAACTTTCGTTCGTGCCGAACTGGTCGCACTTGTCGTAGCAGTCGGCCACCGTGTCTGCGCATATGTCCTGCGGCGGCGTTACGACGGGCTGGCCCTCAACCTCAAGGTTTCCGATGCCCCCGACGGGAACGTGCGTCTGCGGTTCTGCGGAGCAACACGGCTGTTCGCCTTGGTCGCGGACGGAAAGGAGCGTCCCCACGTTGATGGGATTCAAGCCCGAACCCGGCGGGCACGGGAACGGCGTTGGGGTAAGCCCCTTGAGTTCGTACGCGCAGCCCAAATACGAAATGAGGTAGCACTTCGTCGGGTCAAGCGGCACCGGAATGCCGATGAACTCAAGATACGACTCGCAGAACTCAATCTGCGGAGGTCCGTCACAGCAGGCAACGTCGCAACACAACAACCCGGAAAACGCGTTGCAACGATCCGCGTAGTACGTCACCCCGGTGACGCAGCAGCAGGAATATGCCGTGGTTGCGCTCACAGCATGAATCGCTTGCCGTGCTTGCCCTTCACCCACCAGCCAAGGACGAACCCGGCAACAACACAGAGCGCGGACCACCACATCGTTCCGAGAGCATCAGCGAGGAGCATTCTTCTTCCTTTGTTGGGCCTTGCGAAACGCCGCGTCGAACTCCGGGTCACTACGGAGAGCGGCCACCATCTCCCGATCCCCTTCGGGTCGGTCGGGATCAAGCATATCAACCGCCAGTTCTGCCTGTGCTACTTTGCGACGGGGCAACCACCCCACGGCCACCCGGATAAATTGACCAATTCCGCTGAACCACAAAAACACCACGATGGCGATGACGAGCGCGGCCCCGGCCACCCACGCAATCGCCTGCCCCCACCACGGCGTGACGTTCTGCGTTCCCGGCAGGTAGCCGTGAATCTGCGCCGCCAGCAGGTCAATTCGCTCCGCAGCCTGCACCACCACATCGTCGCCTGTCTCTTTGCCGTGCAGGAGGAGCATCCGGGCCTCCATGCGTATCTCGTTCGCGCTGCCCGCGATGTTCTGCGTAGCCCCGCATCCGGCGCAACAACTAACGGCGGCGGTCCACATCCAGTTGGCGTTCAATCTTGTCAAGCCGCGCATTGATGCTCTCCTGTTGGGTCACCAATCGCATCAGCAAGCGGTCATGGTGCAAGAACGCTCCAATCACACCACCGCTTACGGTCACGACAACGGCAATGATTGCAACCCAATCGCGCACGGACAGTTTTACGATGTTGTTCCGCTCTAAAGTCATGTTGTCAGACCAATGGAGGCACTACCGAGTTTGAATGCCAATGCCCATTATTGTTGATCGCCAACTTCCAATGTTCGTGTCCCAAGTTCTCTGACTTCATCAACATGAAGTGTGCCCGAAAACTATTGCTTGAGTCAAGTTCTTCGCCAATGATGAACAACCCCCCATCGGCATCTGCCCCGGCCTTCCGACGAATCTGATTGGTGATCCGACTACCAATTCCGCCCGTGGTAAGATAGAAATTGTTGACAAGCACCTTATGCGAAGTGTGATAGTGAATCAGGGTCGTAGTGGGTGAAGTGCCGCCGAACCCACCGAACTCCATGCTGTTGATCGTGATGTTCACGGCGTTGTCAATGTCAAGCGCGTGAGTCGATGGCCCGCTTGGATGCGAGATGGCCGTGGCTGGCCCAACCAAGAACGGGGAGTTGAACGTAATGCTCCGACACAATTCAGGCAATGCACGATTGCCAAGTTGAATGGGCAGCACCACGTTCTCAAAATACGGGGAGTTGATCGTCCATCCGCCGTAATCAACCCCGTAGAGAGCCATACCAACTACGCCGCCTTGACAACACACGTTGGACAACGTCGAGCCAGTTCCCGAAATCGGAGCAACCGGGTTGTACGGGCTGACGCTGCCCGCATTCGTTTTCTGCGACAGGAAATTGAAGTTGCAGAAGTTTGACGTATAGAGCGTGTCCAAGTGGTTGGCATTGAAATCCCGCGCCGCCCAAAAACACGCGTTGCTGATGGTGGACCCCTCGGTGGACAGCCGATGGAACGTGCAGCCGAACGATCCATCCACGACGAACCCGTTAGTGCACGTTGCGTTGCGAACGTTCACGTTGGACATGCCGCCAAAAATTGCGCACGACCATACGACGGCATGATTGAACGTGCCTGAAATCGTCACATCTTTGAGGAACTGATACGACCGGAACGTGCCCGTAAACGCGCCAACAAACGTCGTGACAACCGCGCCTGTCACGGAATCCGCTTGAATGATCGTTCCCGCGCCGCTGCCGCGAAGCGTCTTTCCGTTCGGAATCTCAATCGTTGATGTGACCCGATAGGTTCCTTCCGGCAGATACACGGTCTTGGCGTTGCTTGCCAACGCAAGCGCAATGGCCGCGCCGTCGTTGGCAACACCATCTCCCACAGCCCCGAAGTTCTTGACGCTGGCGACATCATCAAGGCGGCTTGCCACCGTTCGCGTCACGGCTCCGCTTCCCGTAGATGTGTAATTCACCAACGAGGCATCGGATACAAGACTTGCAACAGGAACGTGATCCCATTGAGAACCGTTGAACTGCCACACATCTCCGACCGCAGGAAGGGACGAATTGATTGGTTGAGTTGCAAATAATCCGGCGTTCGCCGTGATGGTGTTGGCCGGAACGTGCGACCATTGCAACCCCGTAAATTGCCAAACATCCCCGATGCTTGGCGTAGCCGTGTCGATGTTGGACGAAGCCAACCTTGACACGGTTGGGTTCGGATAGGTTCCCGACAGATCGCCCGCCGCCGATCCTGATGGGTTTCTTGCGTTTGACAAGCGCACATCCGTTGCGCCGACGAGTTGCGTGGCCGATCCGCCTCCGCTCGGAGCAATATCCGCAGCGATGGTTCCAGCCTGCGTGATAGTGCCGCCCGTCAGCCCTGTGCCTGCCGTAATGCTGGTGACGGTGCCCGACGCAAGGGTTACGCCAATGTTGTTCGTCGTGACGATGACCTCTGCGCTCATTCTGTTCCTTTGTGCGATGGACGCATATTGTCTACTCGCTTTACTTCCGAACTACCCACGTTTCCCTTGTCAAAATGTCAGACGGACGTTGTCTCCACATAGACAGTTCCGGCGGCAGCGGTGTTGATATTGTCTTGCCAAATGCGCACATAGACGCCGTCGGCGGTAAAGGTGCCGGACGGAACCACGATTTCGCTCACAAACGGCACGGTCGGAATCGGGGCATTGATCGTTATGGTTGTTCCGATTTGGGTAGTCAGCCCAACGTCTGCAAAAGCGTCGATCCTCACTTGCGTGGTGCCGACAAGAAAGCCCGTAAATACGATTCGGATTTTGTCCACCAACACTCGTTGCCCAAATACCGAAACAGCGTGCGTTGTTGCTCCGTTTGGGAAAACCCCCGACCCGCTGCACAACAAACCGTTGTCGTTCTTGGAATTGATGTTTTTGACATCGCGCCCGCTGGCTGACGATGCTAGATTGTTGATCGTTCCGGGTCCACGCAAGCAGATATTCGGGACATCCCTGCAACTCTCAAACGTAACGGGGATGTGCTGTGTATACGCGTTGCCCGTATTACCGATCCTTGTAATCGTTGTGCTCGGAGCACCCGCAAGGTTCCTGAACCGCACCCACGCGGCAGAAAAATTCGACAATCCAAGTTCGGCCTTTGTGCGGATTTTGCAATCCGTCCAAAGCCCCCCGTCGCAATCCAGCGTCATCAACCCGCCTTGCAAATCAAATTGGAACACCGAAGGATCGGGACTGCCACCCGCGATGCCTGATTGCCGAAACTGAATATGAACTTCGTTGTTTGCAGACACCGTTGGAGCATCTTCGACCACCACGATTTGGGTCGTTCCTCCAGTTGGCTGCGGCCAAAACTCAAACTTGGTGTTTTCGACGTTGTATTGCGAGTTCGTGCCCACCAACGTCGCGTCATAGGCCAAATACAGGAATACGCCTTTTTGAACAAGGTCGCAATTTGAAATGCGCGTCCATCCACATCCCGAGATGTCAAATACTCGCGTGATGTCTCCGTACATGGTGCAGCCGTTGAACTCGTTGATGATGGCTTGCGAGTTCCGCGCATAGAACAGCGTCGTACATTCCTCAAACCAACAGTTGTTGAACCGGAAGGTGTCGTTGTTGATGACCCCAAGGATGTTGAACACCCGATGAAAATTGCGGGTCCAGCAATTTTCCATCAAAAACAACTTTCCGCCGTTGTTGGGATCAAGATTGAATCCGTTGCTCGTCCACGCGCCTCTCGGAGATGCCGTGTTGTTCACAAATCCCATGTCGCGGAAGGACACGCAGATATGAGGCCCAAAATTGACCATATTGCCCGTGTCGGGCGTGTACGAAATCACGCTTGCAAATGGCCCATCGCCGTAGAACATCAAGGAAATTGCTGACGCAGTCCCGGTTCCAACACCACTAGAACAAAGCACAGACTCGTTCGTTACATACACACCACGCGGAACGTAAATGCGGCCGAGTCCCCATCCTGTGAGAGATGGTCCGCCTGCCGACGGGGGATTTATTCGCGCGCTGCTGTACGTCAATATGGCTTTGTTTATGGCGGCAAGATCAGCCGAATACGCCCCGCTTGTGACAAACGGATAATCCACCTGAACCGCTGCCAAGTTTGCATAGCCGCGATACTGCGGCGATGCAGGCGTATACCACTCCGAAACAGTGTGCAGCGTGCCGTCCCCAATCGCTCCGAAATCTTTGATGCTCAAGACTTCGCTGAACTTTGCTTGCGCCGTGCGTGTTGCTGCGCCGTTTGTCGGATAGGCGTACGCAATCAGAGTTGCGTTAGTCGGGATTTGGCTTGGCGGAACATGCTCCCATTGCGTTCCCGAATACGCCAAAATGTCCCCTGCGCTCGGCGCAGAAACATCCAAGGCAACGCCTGCCAATGATGTCGCGTTGGCTGCAAGGGTGTTTTGCGCGACATGATTCCATTGACTTCCCGAATACACCCATACGTCCCCGGTCACGGGACTGCTTGTGTCTACGGGCTGCGTTGCAATTCGTTCCACGGTTGGCGTTGGGTACGACCCCGACAAATCGCCTGCAGCGGCTCCCGAAGGAGTCCTTGCGTTTGACAACCGCAAATCCGTGGCACCAACAAGTTGCGTGGCTGTTCCGCCGCCGTTTGGCGCAAAATCCGCCGCAATCGTTCCGGCTTGTGTGATTGTTCCGCCCGTCAGTCCTGCGCCTGCAGTGATGCTGTTGACGGTTCCTGTCGCAATCGTGATTCCGATGCTATTGATCGAAACGGTGATTTCCGCACTCATGCGCCAACCTTTGGGTTGACCTGTGCCTGCCCGTTCTCGTAGTACCGTCGCACAATCCCGCCTGCCCATTCAACCTCAAAATCGAATCGGCAATTGCCCGTCGGGAAGGTCGCGGTGGTCGCCGCCGGAACCACCAACTTCTTGATTCCTGTCGTGGGCGGGACAATATCCACGATCATTCCATTGGTAATGGTCGCGTCCAAAAACGGAACCGCGTTTGGTTGCGCAACTCGCACACGCCAGTTCGTTGCTGTTGCAATATCGGTTATTCCCGACAAAGCAATCTGCTGCTCGTAGGTCGCGCCCTTCAGAAAGAGAATCTGCCACTTGTCCATGTTGCCTCCGTGTTAGACCCCGCCCTGTCCGCCTTCTTCCGTGCATTCAACACGAACGGCGTTTGCCATGACAAACCAATATTGCGGAACCGGGACCGTTTGCGTGGACCCGTTGCTAATAGCCGGAAATTGCTCCACCATCATCACCAAAGTGTTGGGTGGAATTGGCAAGGGAGTAATGGTGGCATTCGGATAATCCGTTTGCGCAATGCCCGGGGCAATCACTCCCGTCTGTGGGTTGTTTGAATCCTCAATGACGTTGCGTGCCGTTCCGGTCCTGTTGAACGGGGTGAGTGGAACGCTCATGGGACAAGTGATGTTCGGACTCGGCTCACGTTCTGAAAACGTGTACGACCACTTCCATCCTGAACAGATTGGGCTATTGCCAGTAATGAGAGCAAGGAACACACGCGTGTTCGGCGGGGCCGTGTCCGTCATGGTCGCGCCTGACCACAGGCGACGAACGTGGCTCATGCCCTTGGACAGCGTGATGTCCTTTGGGTCGCACGGCAGCATCCCATCCGGCCCGAGCAGCCAATCAGACGAATCGCACTCCGTGACCGTCACGGGAACGATCTCACCTCGCCTGCGGGCCAACGAGTACCGAACCATCGTGCACCGGAACGACCCAAGCGGCACCGCAACCCATCCGGCCCACCCAATCTTCCCCGGCATGACCGATGCACGAACCGCCATCAGACCCGCCACCTGCGCGTTGTACGCCGCGTAATTCCAAGACGGTGCCGTAGAGCCGAGGATGGACGATGCGGGGCTACCGGGATTCAGGCCCGGGGTGCTGCTAGCGACAAGCGGGCGAGGCTCCTTCGTCAGCCGCGTACCGTTGGTGCCGCGAGTTCTTCCGGTCGTGATGGCGTTCTGCCACCCAAACTCCTTTTCCGACGCGAACATCAGCGTGGTCGTGTCGGTGTCCGTGTTGTTGTAACGAGTCTTGCCCTCAACAGTCCGATACGGATACGACACCGTTACGGAGGCTGGCAGCGCATTGACTTGATAAGCGTCCAGCCCATACCACAGGTTTGCAAGCGGCTCCGTCACCGTGAAAGCGTTGGACGGTGCCGAGGCACCGCCGACGTAGGCCACCTTGTTGGTGGTCATCCATGAATTCAGTTCGGAGGCATCGCCGCCAACGTCCGTCAGGATCAGCGGGTGCGTAGAACCCATGTCCCGCTGCCACACGAACCCCGTGCCCGCCGCAAGCAAATCCATCGCCATGCCGACGCTGCATTCCGGCGTGAACAGGTGGTCTGCAACGCGGTTCAGCAACGACGAATCGGGGTTGTACGAACCCACGGATATACCGTTGACCGTGTTCGTCAGGGAACCCACAAGCGCATTCATCAGAGCAAGCGGCGTTGCGGCGTTTGCAGAAGCAACCGTCGTGTTCCACCGACCGTCCGCGCTAAACAACGGGCCTCGCAGCGGGTTCGCTGACAAGGCATTCAACTGCGTCTGCGCCCAAAACCACCGTTCGCAGACCGCCTCAACCAATGCCACGCCCGCCCCGTTTGCGACCATGAACACGGGCTTCGGCGGCAGCAAGTAGAACGTCCCCTGCATCAACGATGCCGCGTCGGTTCCCCAATGAAACGATGCGGACGGCACCTGCCCGACGACTTGGCTTCCGTACAACGTCGCAAGTTTGTCTTGCGCAATCAACACCCTGATGCGCGTCCATCGTGTCGCTCCCGATGGCACCTCAACGCTGAACAAGTCCGATTCCGACAGCCCCATCGTCGAGGCAAGGTCAAGCAGATCGCCGTCCGGCACAAGGGCCGGAATCTTCACCGATCCACTCGTCTGAAAGTACGCCGTAATCATGTCACGAAGGTCGCGGTAGTCACGACGTACTGCTGGCGCGCATCCGCCGCCGCCGCAAGGGTCGTGGAGTTCGGGCTGTCCGAGTTGGCGGTGGTCGTTAGCGACACAGGAGGCAGAAGCCCGTTGTTCGGGGTTCCCCAACGGCGCATCTGCGCCCCGCTCGGGGATGTGAAGGTGGCGAAACCAACGGTCGTGTTTAAGCCTGTGTCGTAGACGGCATATGCACGCTCGTAGATTCCGCTGAACATTCTGTTGCCCTGCGCGTCGTACTTTCCGTGAGACACCCGCCAATCCTCTGACAGCAGTACGGCCTGTGCAGGAAGCGGTCGCTGATACCGCGCCGGGGCTTGGTTCATTCGGGCAACCTCCGTGAACTCCGTAATCACGGCGCATGGCTTCCGCGTCTGAATGATGAGGTCGGGCTGATCGACGTACATCGGGGACAGCCGCACGATGCCCGGGTCCACCGTGGTCTTGGTGTGTCCGTGCGTATGCGGAACCATCGTGGTGGCCCCGTTGACCTCCGCAGGCTGCGTCTGCGCCAAGTTGAATGCACCGCCGATGTCCGTGTTCATCAGGCTCACGCCTTGGGCGTTGCTGATGACCGCGATGCTGATGGTCCCGAACGTGTTGGCGTTCGCAATGTCAAACAAGGAAGCACGCGGCATGGTTCCGCCGACGTTGCTCATGCTGTCGATGATGTTGTTGATGAAGTACGGAACCATGCCGTACTGCTTGTCCACGCCGCTGACGGGCATGATCGGCCCATAAGCCGATGCTTCGCGTGTTTCCGTTCGGGTGATCGTGAACTCGTTGCCGACCATGTACGCAAGGCTCAATAGGTTCGCGGAGGCATCGCTTGCCTTCGGGATGACCTGCGCATCCAACTCAAACCGGATTGCGTAGCCGCTCAACAGGTTCTTTTCGACCACCCGCATCCGCGTGATGATCGTCCGCTGGTACGTCAGGTCGATGCGCGTCTTTGCCAACTGAACGGCGGCTTGCACCAACTTGCGGTTGCCCGTCGTTCCGGTGATCGCCTTCAAGCCTTGATCCCCCTCAAGGTCGCAGGAGAACTGCACGGTCGCCATCGCAGCGGAATCAAGATTGCGCTCGTACGCGCATTCCATGTCACCGACGCGCACGCCGTCCGGCAGGTCGTGCGTGTTCCACTTGTCCACGAAGGAGTACGTCAGCATCGTGCCGAGTTCGTCGGTTGCAAACTCCTGCGACTCCCTGCGCCACCCCGGACCCGGCACGGGCGGGATGATCGCGTTCCTGAACAGGTCTACCCACGGTGCCCTTCCGGTCCAACTTGTATTACTCGCCGCGACAGTCAGGTTGTTGCCGCTCGTTGCCCTGTTGATGTGCAGCGTGCCGTTGACCGTGCGCGTGGTCTTGCCCGCCGCATCCAGCGACATCCGCTGCGTCCAACGATGCGCCGTCACGGTTTGGTTTCCGTTGAAGGCAACGTGGTTTTCGATTTCAAACCGCATGAATGCGGTCTGCGTCCCCGAAATCTCGGTCGTTTCAATCTTGGCGATGGGCCACCCACGGACATCCGAGCCCGCGTTCAGCAAGACTTGTCCGTTCACCGTGACGATGGCGGAACTGACGCGCCCGCTTCCGCCCGTCAGCGCGGCCAAGAACGAAGCATAGTTCGTCTGCCCCGTGTCGATGATCGCGGTCCCGCGAACCGTACGCTTCTGCTCCGTGACGATCTGCGTGCCCTCCGCGAACACGGGGTCGCAGTTGTACGCATCCACGTTGACGGCGTTGAAAGTGACCGAGTTACCGACGTTGAGCGTGATGGTCAGCGTGCTTGGCATCAGTACCTCCTCCCGGTCATCATGGCGATGTCAGACTGAAACCAAGCATTGATGTCGTTGGGATCGACCTCCGAACGAGGCTTCGTGTGGTCCGTAATGATCCCGAGGTACGACAGGATTTGCTTCATCCCGTACAGCGCAGAACCCGGCACGGCGGTATCCCAAAGACTCTCAAGGAACGGGCTGGCCCACCCAACAAGCATCCCCGTCAGGCGCGATGGAATGGTCATAATGAACGTCACCACGCCAAGGAAACCGTACAACGCGGCCTTCAGGACGGAGAACACGGCGGAAAGCCCGCTCGTCGCGTAGCCCAACTGTCGGTTGAAGAAGGCGTTGGCCCGCGTTTCGACGGTCTGCATCCTGATGGCACGCGCATAAATCGCGCCGTTCTGCGATGCTTCCGTGAGTTGATCCTGAAGTTGCTGCACGCGCTGCTCCATCTGCGCGGCGAGGATCGGCCCACTGAACTTCCCGAGGTCGGCAATTCGGGATTCAACGTGCCTGCTTGCCGCCATCAGGCCACCGACGGCAAGCGCAGCCGCCGAACCAACGATGGCAACCCCCATCAACGCCTTCCCGACGATGGCTCCCGTGCGCCCAAGCCCGCGAAGCACCGTGCTTGTGGCCGATCCCTGCTGCGTCAGTTGCGCAAACCCGCCTACGGACGGGGCGCGGAAGAACGACACCAGTTCTCCTTTGACCTGACTCGCCACGCCAAGCGTTCCGCCGCGCCCCTGCTGCAACGACCGGAACGCGGCGTTCGTGACGGTCACGACCTCCTGCGAAGCGCGCTGGCTCTGCGTAACGACCCCGGCGATGCGTCCCATCGCCCCCGAAATGGACTGTTGAAGCCGAGACAGCGAGGCGGGAACGCTTGCCGTTCCCATCGCGTTCTGTGCCGCCACGGACGGCCCGCCACCCGTATTCCCCGCACCACCGCCCCCGCCGCCGAGTTCGCGGATGTTGATGTTGATTGCTCCCAAGTCCTCCACGACTACTTCACCTCCCAATCCATCTCGTAGGCGAACTCGTAGGTGTCCTTCAGCGTCAGCCACCCCTCAAGATCGGCAACGGCCTGCACGGTCCCGCCGTTGCGAAAGGTGATCGGAACGGCAAGCATTCCGGTCAGGGTCCGCTGCACCATCCACTCCCGCAGCACATCAACGAACTGCTGGATGCCGTCCCCTCCCGCAATTCGATAGGTGCCGCGCATAACGGGGTCCGCGATTCCGCGCCACCATATGACAAGATCAATGTTCGTCCGAATCAGGCCCACGCCGCTGTTTGGGTGCGCCGCCGTGTCGGGGCCGGGGACGATCTGAATTGCGTACTGCCCGACCATGTCATCAATCGGGGCTTCCGCGATGTAGACGTTCCCGCTGTAGCCGCGCTCCAGCATCCACTCCGCAAGCCGATCCCGAAGTTCCATGAGGATGTCGCCCGTGTTCGGCATCAGTTGGCCTTCCTCATGCTGTCGATCTCGGTGCGCTGCGCCAAGCGTGCATTTCCGGTCGCGGCGAACACCGCCGATGCCATCGCCTTGCCGTCACCGAAGGCAATGCCGATGGCGCGTGCGAACACAAGGGCTTGCGCCGCCTCTACTGCCGGGATGTTCGCGGCCAAGCCCATTGCGACCTCCGCATCAAACTCGTTCGGCGGTCGCCCGTATATCGACACGAAACGGGCTACCGCCTTTAGACGTTTCCCGCCTGCTCAACCCTCTGCGCCGCCCGCGCATACGCGGCGAACAACTGCGCGTCGGTCGCCTGCTTCGCCACCTCCGTGGTTCGGCAGGCCTCCCGCATGGCCCGCGCAAGTTCAGGAACACCGGGCTGCGAGTTGCCGCCACCCATCGCCTGAAGCGTTGCCGTCACCTCGTTGAACTGGAACACCAGCCGCCCCGCCGGAACGGTCACGGCGAACAGCATCGGATCGTCGGCTTCGTTGAGTTCGATAGGCATTAGATCGTCGCGTAGGTGTAGAGCGTGTTGTTCGACGGGTTCGGGATGCAATGGAAGTTGAGCGCAAGCACGCGCTCCCGGTTGCCCCATTGAGAGTCGGAAACGCCGTCAGAACGGATGAACGCGTGGGTAAACGTGTAGCCGGGATTTCCCTGCGCGATTGATCGGATGCGAAGCCCGAAGTAGCCCGAGGACGCGACCAACTGGCGACCGACCACCGGGGTTGCCTGCGCGCCGCGATTGTCGTTCAACAGCGCGGCAAGAATCGCATCGTCCCACTTGACCAGCGCGCAGGTAACGACGGCCTCCGTGTTCTGCATCACGATTTCCTCCGCAACCGCTCCGCTGCTCACGGTCTTGACCTCATGGCGGTGGTCGGTGAAGGAAAGGGACGGCAGGTTGTCGTTGTCGCTGCGACCGAGTTCCGTGTAGGTGCCGTTGTTGGCGGTGTCAATCGCAATGATGGTCGGGCCGGGAACAAAGAGTGCGATAGGCATGGGTCATGTCCTCTTGAGAATGGATCGTAGCCCGAGGAAGATGGACTTGCCAATCTCCGTCATCTCCTTACGGGTCGGAAGCAAGAACGGGCGGGACGGTACGGTGACACCCCGCCGCGCCAACAGATAGTCGCGCCCCTCCGCAAACCCCTCTGCGCGGGGATCGTTCCCCGTCCCGTGGCCCCGCTTGGCTGCAAGGGTCAGGGGGATGAAGTTGGTGCGCTTGGTGCTGAAACCACGGTCTTGGTACAGGGCGTGCCGTGGCCCGCGCAGGGTAATGCGCATCCCCGCGCTGGTCGCCACGCCGCCCGCGTTCATCTCGCGGTACATCTGTCCGGTATCCCGCAGGGGATGCCCGCCGTTGCGGTAGCCATCCACGCGGATGCGGTATTCCGTCCGGGTGCCGACCTTGCGGGTAGCCACCACCTTGGCTCCCTTGGGCTTCTTGAACGTCCACACCTCGCTCGTCAGGTTCTTGAGCGGCTGGTGAGGCACCGAAGCACCGCTTGCGCCACGGCCCTGCGACTCGTCAATGTGATCCTTCATGGCCCCGGCAACGATCTGCGCGATGCCAGCCGCTATCTGCGGCTCACGAAGCGCGCGCCGTACCCTGTCGGACCACTTCACGGGTACACCGTGGGACGGCGGGGCGGGAAGAACGGGCTGTTCGACGCTTGGTTGTACCAAGCCAGCACCGACGTACCCACCGCCTTGACCACCGGGGTGCCCGCGTCGGCGTTCGCCGCCACGCCGCCGAACAGCATCTTGCCGTCCCGCAGCCCCTCCAGCATGGAGTACGTCTGCTTGATCCGCTGTTCGATGGCCGGGGTCAACTTGGCCCCACGCCGCTGGAACAGGAACTCCGTGGCGAGGTCAACCGCCATCGTGACGAGCAGCGGGTCGTGCGCCGCGTCAAGCGCGGCCAGTTCCGTTTCGCTGTAGATGTTCCCCACCCGGACGTAGGACCGGATGACCGCCGTGGCCCGGTCCAGCGCGTGCGTGGTCATCGGGTTCGGCCCCGGCATGGGGGTGCCCGCATCCCCGCACAACTGCGCGATGATCGTCTGATCCAACGCCGCTTCAAGGTCTGCGTAGGTTGCGTAGGCCATAGCGTCCTCCTGAAGCGATGGGGGGGTGGGGCCGAAGCCCCACCCACCCATGCGTTTCCTCAACCCCTATTACGGAGTCACATCGCCAATCGCGTAGCCGCCGACCGGGGCGACCACAGCCGCCACCGAGTTGTCGATGACGCGGCCTTCGATGCGGCGGTTCTGCGGATCGTTGAACTGCTCAACGGTCATGTCCTCGTAGGCGAAGATTTGGCAAGTGCTGAAGGACGATGCGCCCTCAACGCCGACCAGACCACCCGGACGCGACACGAAGTACGCGCCGTCGCCGTAGACGTACGAGGAAGTGAGGGTCGAAGCACCCTTCTTGCTCGTCACCTTGACCGAGTCATCGACAACGACATCACCGAGTCCGAACAGCGTGGACGGGATGCCCCAACGCGAGAACGTGTCCGAACCCTGAAGGAACGACAGGGCAGCGGGGTAGTTCTTGACGTATGCCTTGACTTCCGGCGACTGCGAAACAACCTGCGCCACGGTCGGGGAGATGACCATGATGAGTTGGTTGGGAGCAACCGCTCCACCGCTGGACAGGCTGACGAGGCGCATAACCGCCTGAATGGTCTTCTGAATGTAACCATTCACCTCGCTGCTGTTCAGCCACGTTCCCGCGCCGATGGCGGCGGCAGTCGGGTCAGCGGCATAGTTGCTGCCCCAGTTGCCCGAATCAGCCAGCACCGCCGCAGCGCGGTTGGTGCGGGCGGTCATCGCCAACTGTGCCTTGCTGCGGGCGTGCTGCGCCACGATGTCCCACGCCGACTGCTGCGCAGTCTCCTGCGGGATGTAGAACGGGAACGCGTAACGCTGCGTCGCGTACTGGACGAAGTCAAACGCGTTCTGCTTGCCCGTGGGTCGGTCATTGCCGAGCGGCCAAGCGAACTCGCGGTCGCTCGTCAGACGGACGTTGTCGGGAACGTCCTGACGCAGATAGTAACCCGTCATCTTGGTGACGGGGACCAACTGCGCGTAGCGCGTGAGTGCGAACGAGTTGACGCTGCGGGTGAATTCCACCTGAAGCGCACCCGAGACAATGTCATTGGTGGACGGAACGTAAGTCGAAAGTCCACCACCTGCAACCGTGAAAGCCATGTGTGTTTCCTCCTATGTGGGTGATGGCTTCTATCAGACGATACGAGTGCCGATGCGGAAGGCGCGAACGATCTCGCCAGCCGAACCAGCCTCAAGCGCGATGTAGTAGCACACCTGCGTCGAGGTTCCGGCAACGGCCTTGCCATCCGCGTCCGAAGTCAGCAGCGAACCGATGCTGCAACCGCCCGTGCCGAGTTCCACCTGCACGGTGTTCGTCGGCTGAAGGCTGATCTGGTCGCCCGCAATGGCGTTCCAAGTCGAATCGAAACGACGAACCGAGCCATCGGTCACGCCGAGGATGTTGTCGGAAGCGGCGTTGGCCTGCTGGCCCGTGAACGCCGCGCCCGTGTTGATCTCAACGAACCGGAACGGAGCGATGTTGCCGGAAGCGGTGAGGTTGGGAATGAATCCAAAGTCTGCCATGTGAGTGTCCTTTCCTTCTTACCGCTTGATGCGGCTGTTGATTGCCTTCTTGAACTCCTCCGGCTTGCCCGCATACTCGCGGACGAGGTCGGAGATTTCCGATGCCTTGATGTCGCCCTGCGGGAGCGCAGCGCGGCTCATGTCGATGCGAACCCCCATCGGGTCGCGTGCGAACAGGTCGCGCCACGCCTCAAGGGTTTCGGCGGGATTCTTGCTTGCGGAGAGTTCCGCAAGCAGGCGGGGACGGTGCGAAGCGGGGATGCGGTAGCCCTCCTGCTCCATGAGGTCAAGTTCGCGGCTGAACCGCTCACGGGCAAACTCGGCCTTGAGTTCGCGCAGTTCGCGGGCCTGCCGAGCGTTCTCGCGGCGAAGCGCGAACGTATCGGCCTTGCCGGGACGGGCGGCGGGGAACATCGCCTCGTCCATCTCTTCCTCTTCCTCCTCCTCGCCGCCGTGCGAGTCGATGTCGATGTGCACGCCGTCGCCCTCGCCGGATTCCTCCGCGAACTGGTCAACGATCATGTCGTCAGCGGCCATCTCCTCCTTCTTCTCCTCCTCATCGCCCGTGCCGTAGTGCTTCTTCATCATGGACTTCATCTCGTCCATCGAAGCCTTCAGCGCAGCGATTTCCTTCTCGTAATTCATCGCCATGTTGTTGTCCTTCGTACCGGGAACGAACGTGGATAGCCCGCCTCCGACCGTCCCCATGTCGAAGCGAAGCGAACGTGAAAACCGGACCAGTTCACCCGTGCGGGTGAAGTGAGTGTCGGGGAGCGGGCGGCGCGGGGTTTCACGCCCGAGCAGCGCGACTTCCGACAGGTGATTCTGTTCCGCCCAAATCTCCGCGCTGCGGCGCGGGAAGGCGTTGGTGGCAAGAAGGCGGTCGAACACGGATCGCTCCACTTCGCAGTCACCCACGATGTATCCGACCCCGTCGCGCTCCTCGTACGCAATGTCCGTGAATCGGCCCACCGCCGACTTCGGCTCGTTGCCGTCCTTTTCGTGCATGACCACCAACCGAGGCATGGACCCGCGTTCCATGTATCGACGCGTGCTGTCCACGATGTCGCGGACGCGCTCGTTGTCGAACTTCTTGAGTTCAGGGTCGCTCTCCCCGTCAATGGCCGGGTCATACGCGCAGAACACCTCAAGACCGTGGATGACCACGCTCTTGCCGTTGTCGGTGATGCGGTGCGAAGGATGGCTCATAATAGAAGTGTCTTGGATTGACGTACTTATGTCAAGGGTTATGCAAACACCCGATACGGAATTGCCGGAAGCGGATCAAAGGTCGGCAGGACACCGATCTGCTCGTCCGTGAGGTCGAAGGTTACGCGCAGGTTCGCGTGATACTCCGGGTGGCCCCGGGACACCATGTTCCCGTCAATGTCGTAGACGGCGGGAATCGGGCCGATTCGGTCAAGATAAACACCGGGCGCGGTCTGCATCATCATGCTTCCGTCCCCAACGTTCACTTCAACAAGAAGCCCCGCTGCTTCAAGCGCGGCATCCAGTTGTGCCTTGACGGTGGTTCGGAGGAGGTAGTCCATGTCAGGCGGTCATTGCGTTCAGTTGGGTGCCAGTCATTGCATACGGCCAATACTTCATCGAAGCAACATTCATGGATGGGTAATCCGTCGGCGCGCCAGCCCCATACAGGAAATCAAGTGTCACAGGATTGACGATGGCTCCCTGCCCAAGCGGAGTGATCAAAGTCGATGATCCATTGAGGCTTACCGTCGCGCTTGCTATCGCCGGATTCACCGCAGTAGTCAATGTCCATCCAAACTTGAATGCACCAGCAGACGCGAGTGTTCTGCTTGCCTCAAAGTAAGAGCCACCGGAAGTATTTGGCGTGTTGCCGTATAGGGTCTTTCCGGCGGTAATCATCGCCATCGACTGCACGGACGAACCCATAAACCGAATGGAACGCGGGAATGCGTTGGCATCCTTGTTGTACGTCCCGTTGATGGTCATGGTCCCGGCATTGGTGTTGAAACCGAGCGATGCGAGATTGGTCATCTGCACCTGATCCTGAATGCGGGTCGCCGTGCTAGCCCCGGTATGGATCAAACTGCTGGCACCGTTTCCGGCTTCCATCTGCATCCCCCAAACGTACGCGGTTCCGTTGATGGTTCCGCTGCTTGATCCGGGGTACGCGAGAATGTTCGTGTAGGTCGTCGACCGGAAAATCTGCACCCGCGTCCATTGGGTAGTGGACAGGCCCGTGATCGACCAAAGACCGCCGATTTGCTGCACCGGAGCGTTGCCGGGACCGCTGATGATCCTGCAAGTGCTGTCGGCATTGTTGCCCCAAGTCGTTCCTGCCGAATCAAACGCGCCGACGCTGAAAGACGTAAGGCTCCCGGCACGAAGCCACAGGCTGATGGTCCGGTTCGTCCCGGTTGTCACGGCTTGCGCGATGGATGCGGACGCTCCTCCGGTAACGGTGATCTGCTTTGCACTCGTCGTTCCATCAGGAGCCGTCGCGTAGGTCGTGCCATCCCATGTGATTGCGGCTGGCTTGGACCACGGCGATACGGTCCAATCAACAGATTGCTGCAACAGATTGATGGACGAACCCTCCAGTAGCAGCCCTCGCGGTGCCTGCGTGGTCGGGTCGTGGTCGAAGCGGGCCGAGGCGTTGCCAACGGTCCACGAAGTGAACGAGCCGCTGCCGCTAGGCGCCGTCGCATTGATCGTCAGCACTTGCGTCGATGCGTTGTAGGCCGTCACCGGGCCGCTCATGTTGTTCCCGCCGTTGCTGATGTAGACCGTCTGCCCGACGAGGTAGCGTCGGTCAACGCCAGCCGTCGCCGTCAGCGTCACCGACTTCGACCCCGTGCCAATGGCAAGCGAACTGCTTGTGGCGAAGTCCATGCCGTACACCAAGCCATCGTTTCCGGTGTACGTCCCGCCGCTCGCCCTGCTGAACGTCAGGCGCGGGTCAAGTTGACCCGTGGTGAAGTCAAGGGTGAGCGTGGAGCCGTCGCCATCGTTGCCAAGCAGGACCGCCGACCGGGATGAACCGGACAACGTCGGACGGGACATTCGGGTGCTGCGGCGCATCAGAACGTCGTTGCGAACACGCCCATCGTCGGCGTGCCGCTTGCGGCCTTGAACTGCACGGTGACGATCTGACAGCCGACGATGTCCACCAGCGCGGCGGCTGGTTCGACGTTCGCGGCAGCAGCCGTTCCGGGGCTATAAAGGTTCGCCGCCGGGGTTCCGGCCACCTGCGTGATGATGGCGAACGGACGCTGCGTACCACCGTCAAGGCTGTAGGTCGGCACCGTACCGCTGCTGAACGTCAGGTTGAAATCCGCAAGGACCGTCGGGATGTAGTAGGTCAGGCCGTCGGCGGTGTTGACTTCGCCCGTCCATCCCACCACGCGCACGCCCGTCGCCGCGCCAATGCTGGTGCTGCTTGCGTACGGCATGATCCGTAGCAGGGACGGCGACATCCCATTCAACTGCTGATCGTGAACCACGCCGCTCGTCGGCTTGGTCGATGACAGGGTGGCGATGCTTCCGTAGGACGCTCCCACGCTTGCCACGCTGACGTTGCTGAAAATCCGCTGGTAGGTGATGATCGTTGCGTCCGCCATGTGTGCCCTCGTCCTTATGGTAGCGGTGCGTAGCGCAACCGCAATGGGTTGTATCAGCCCGACACGAAGCCG